ACAGACGATGCTCAGACCCTGAAATCTTTTGATAGCGATGGTTTTACTCTCGGAACATCAAGCGGTGTAAACCCATCAAGCACAATGGCCTCATGGAACTGGAAAGCCGCCGCCGCTAATACATCAGTAAGCGCGGGAAGTATAGATGGAACTAATCCAACTATTGCCACTACAAGAAGGACAAACACTACGGCTGGTTTTTCGATAATTAGTTATACCGGCACAGGCGCTAATGCAACTGTTGCACATGGGTTAAGTCAACGACCCGATATGGTTATTGTTAAAAACAGAAGCGCGGCAGGAAGAGGTTTTGTTATTTGGGCAGAATCTTTTTCAGGCTCTCAAGCAATAGAATTTGATTCATCTGGCGTAGTCACAAGCACAACATCTTGGAACAGTTCATTACCAACTAGCACTGTTATTAATTTAGGAACAAGAGTGGGAACCAATGAATCTGGAGAAACATTTATAGCCTACTGCTTCCATTCAGTAGAAGGCTACAGCAAGGTAGGTAGTTACACCGGGAATGGCGCAACAGATGGGCCATTTATTTATACAGGTTTTCGTCCTGCTTTCATAATGGTGAAACTAACAACAGCGGCTGATGGTCAGTGGGTCATGTTTGACAATAAACGTGATCCAGATAACCCAACTGACCGTGTTTTCTATGCAAACTTAACCGCTATTTCGACGGATGTAAGTTCTTACTATCCATACGATATTTTGTCAAACGGATTCAAATCTAGAATTCCTGCGGGAAACGGTAACGAGGCCAGTTATAACAGCAGTGGGCAAACGTATATTTACTTAGCCTTTGCCGAATCAC